CTTTCGCGCGTGTGTCTGCGAAACTTTGAGTTTTCTGGTCAGGCTGGTGTTGTGTGCCTGTTACGCGTGTTTTGGTTGTGTGTTGTGATGTGGGGGTGCTGGTTTGGTTTTGGGCTTGTATGGGCGTTTTGGGGGTGTTTTCGGTTAGGCTTTAGGCATGGATATTGTGACTGTTTTGATTGATGATCTTGAACTTGACCCGAATAATGCGCGTAGGCATTCGAAAAAGAATTTGGATGCGATTGCGGGTAGCCTGGAGGCGTTTGGTCAGCGTAAGCCGATTGTGGTTTGGCGTAGCAGGGTTGTTGCTGGTAATGGCACTTTGGTTGCTGCTAGGTCGTTGGGTTGGAAAGAGATTGTTGTTGCTAAGTGTCCTGATGATTGGGATGAGGTTCGGGTGAAGGCGTTTGCTTTGGCTGATAATAGGTCGGCTGAGTTGGCTGAGTGGGATGACAAAGTTTTAGCTAGTCAATTACTTGAGTTGCAGGAAGCAGAATTTGATATTGGCAGTATTGGGTTTGAGATTCCAGCTGATGAATTACAGGAAATTATTGAGGATAAGATACCTGAGCAGATTGCAACAAAATCACAGTTAGGCAATTTATGGAAACTTGGCGCTCATAGATTGTTATGTGGGGATGCTACGGATGAAATTACAGTTGCCAGACTTATGAATGATGTGAAAGCTGATTTAGTTTTTACAGATCCACCTTATGGAGTTAATTATCAATCTAATGAAAGAACTAAAAGCGAAAAATTTGATGTGCTTTTGAATGACACAGTGTTTCTAGATTTTGCTCCAAATATTTTAAAATTCTCTACCGGATGGGTATTTATTTGGACTAGCTGGCGTGTCTTGGATAAATGGATTGAGAAATTAGCGAGTTTAGGTTCACCTTCAAATTTGATTGTTTGGGATAAGGGTGGTGGAGGAATGGGTGATTTGGATAAGACCTTTGCTACAGATTTTGAATTAGCTTTGACTTGGAATCAAAATTCGCAAATGACGGATTTTGAAACAGCCTTAGTTTGGCATAGAAATAGTCGTTTGACAGGAAAAAGGATTGGTTCAGTTTGGAGTATTGGAAAAGATTTTGCTGGTGATTATGTTCATCCTACACAAAAACCTGTTGCCCTAGCTGCACAGGCTATTACTCATACAACTAATGTTGGTGATAGTGTGCTTGATTTGTTTGGTGGTTCGGGTAGCACTTTGATTGCTTGTGAGCAAACTAATCGTGTTTGTTACATGATGGAGCTTGACCCGAAGTATTGTGATGTGATTATTGCTCGTTGGGAAAAACTTACAGGCGAAACAGCTGTTTTAGTTGAGGGATAGTTATGCCTAATGGTAGGCCGCCTAAACCTATTGAGGTGAAACGGAAGTTGGGTAATCCAGGGCAGAGGCGTTTACCTGATCAGGCTGAGATTCAAATGTTTGACCCTGTTGCTACTATTCCTGAACCTCATCGGCCTTTGTTGAAGTATGGGCAGGCGTTTTGGGATAAGGTTTGGGGTCAGGGGTTGCAGTGGATTAGCGTGAATACTGATGTTGAGTTGTTGTTGATGACTTGTGAGCTTATTGATGAGCGTTGGAATTTGCGTGTGCGGGTTATGCAGAATAATGATTGGCGTGAGCGTAGGGCGTTGCGTGAACTTGATGCTCGTATTATTAGTAATTTGTCGTTGCTTGGTTTTACTCCTGCTGATAGATCGCGTTTGGGTGTTGCTGAGGTGAAGGCTATTTCTAAGATGGAGGCTTTGAAGCGTAGGCAGGAGGCTAGGGCTAGTGAGTCAAAGTAGTTGGCCACCGGCTTGGGTTACTCCTACGAGTTTTGAGTTTGGGTCGCGTGGTGATGATGCGATTGATTTTATAAATACTTTTGTGACTTTGACTAAGGATTCGATTGCTGGTCAGGCAGGACAACAAATACAACTGAGAAGTTGGCAGGAGCAGTTGTTGCGTGAAACTTTAGTTTTGGATGAGCGTGGGTTGTTTGCTCGTAGGACTGCACTTTGGGGGATGGCTCGTAAGAATGGTAAGTCGGCTTTGATTACAGGTTTGGGGTTGTGGTTTTTGTTTAATGGGGATGAGGGTGGTGAGGTTTATAGTTGTGCAGCTGAGAAGGAGCAGGCTCGTATTACTTTTGGTGATGCTAAAAAGATTATTGAGCGTGAACCTGAGTTGGCTGCGATGTGTAACATTTATCGCGATGTTATTGAGTTGCCTGCCACAGGCAGTATTTGGCGTGTGTTATCTGCTGAGGCGTATTCGAAGGAGGGTTTGAATGCTAGTGCAGTTATTTTTGATGAGGTGCATGCGTTGCAGGATCGCACTATGTGGGATGTTATGCAACTGTCGATGGCTTCGCGTAAACAGCCGATTATGTTGGCGACTACTACTTGTGGTGTGAAAAGCGATAACACTGGTCAGGATTCAACTGCTTATGCGTTGTATCAGTATGGGCAGAGGGTTGCGCGTGGTGAGGTTGTTGATCCTAGTTTTTATATGGCTTGGTGGGAAGCACCTTTAGATGCTGATCATCGTGATGAGAATACTTGGAAATTAGCAAACCCTGGTTATGGCGATTTGAATAGTAAAGAGGATTTTGAGAGTGTTGTGAAGCGGACACCTGAGGCAGAGTTTAGGACTAAGCGTTGTAATCAGTGGGTTAGCTCTAAAACTGCGTGGCTTCCTGCTGGTGTTTGGGACACTTTGAAGGGTGAGGTTGATGTCCCTGATGATGCGGATATTGTGTTGGGTGTTGATGGTTCGTTTAGTGGTGATACGACTGCGATTGTTGCGGTAACTGTTCCTAAAAATGCTGACGATAAGCCTTATGTTTGGTTGGTAAAGGCGTGGGAGAAGCAACCTAACGATAATGATGATTGGAGGGTGGACACTGTTGAGGTTGAGCAGACGATTATTGCTTTTTGCCAGAGGTTTAGGAATGTGAAGGAGATTGCGTTTGACCCTTTTAGGTGGCAGAGGTCGATGGCTGTTTTGCAGGATGTTGGTTTGCCTATCGTGGAGTGGCCTAGCACGAGTCCTCGCCGAATGATTCCGGCTTGCCAGAAGGTTTATGACAGTGTGACTGAAGGCACTTTGGTTCACGATGGTGATCCGTTGTTGGCTCGCCATTTGGATAACTGTGTGTTAAAGGTTGATGCTTTGGGTGCGCGTATTGTGAAGGAGTCGCGTAATAGTGCTAGGCGTATTGACGCTGCTGTGGCGTTTGTTATCGCTTATGATAGGGCTACAAGTAAAATAGATTCGGGTGTATTACCTGAGTTTTATGTTTTCTAAGGATTGAGTTTGCTACCTACGATTTTTCAGGCGATTGGTATAGCTGTTATTAGTTTTGCTGTTGGTTTGATTTTTGTGCCTGCCGGTTTGATTTGTGCTGGTGTCGGGGTTTTGTTGTTTGGGTTGGCGTTAGAGAGAAGTAAATAATGCTTGGTCGTTTGTCGGGTGAGTCTAGGGCTATCAGTTTTCAGTCTATTTGGGGTGCAGGCGATATTACTTCGTATGAAACTCAGTCGTCAGCGTTTGTGGACTATAACTCGTCTTTGCAGGTGAACGCTGTTTGGGCTTGTGTGTCGTTGATCAGTGACACGATTTCGAGTTTGCCTGTTGATACTTATATTAGGCGTGATGGTATTGCTTATCCTTATCGGCCTAAGCCTAGTTGGGTTGTGAAGCCTGATGTGTTGATTCCTAGTATCGCGTTTTGGCAGCAGTGTATTACTAGCCTTCTGATTGATGGTAATGCGTTTGTTCGTTTGTTTAGAGATACTTCTGGTCAGATTATCAACATGATGGTTTTGAATCCGTTGAGTGTGAAGGTTGAGCGTAATCAGGCGGGGCAAAAACTTTTTTATTACACCGGTGAGAATGGTCGTGTTTTATCAACTGATGATGTGTTGCATATTGTTGGTTCAATTTTGATGCCAGGTGATCTGCGGGGCAGGTCACCTATTGACACGCTCAAAGAGAATATTGGTTTGGCTATTTCGTTGGAGGGTTTTGCTGCTCGTTTCTTTGGGCAAGGCACGACCCAGAATGGAATTATCGAGTATCCTGGTGCGTTGACTGCTGAACAAGCTGAGAACCTTGCAAAGAGTTTTGATCGCATGCATAAGGGTTATCGTAAGGCACATAAAACAGGTATTTTGTCGGGTGGTGCAACTTTCAAGGCTACTCAGATTGCTAATGATCAGGCGCAGATGCTTGATTCGAGGCGTATGGCTGTTGAGGATATTGCGCGTGCTTATCGTGTGCCTGTGAACATGATTGGTTTGAATGAGCGTGGCGGGCAGTCCTATAACTCGAATGAGCAGAATGCTATTTCGTTTGTGGTTCATACGCTTAGACCCTGGTTGGCGAAACTTGAGGATGCTTTTAGTCAATTGCTTCCTGATGGAGCGTATTTGGCGTTTAGCACTGACGAGTTGTTGCGTGGCGATTATGCGACTCGTATTGAGGGTTATTCAAAGATGTTGTCTAATGGTGTGTTTACTGTGAATGAGGTTAGGCGTAAAGAGAACATGCGGCCTATTGAGAATGGTGATACTGCGCGTGTGCCTCTAACTAACATTGACATAAATGCTGCTGGTTTGGTTGCCGATGAAAATAAGGTTGCTATGGCGCAGAAGTTGATTGGTGTTGGTTTTGTTCCAGAGGATGTTTTGAAGGCTCTCGGTTTGCCTGTTATCCCTCATACTGGTTTGCCTAGCGTGCAGTTGCAAAATCCTGCGACTGTTCCTGATGGCAGTTATGAAACAGGTGCATAGTGCCTTATTTTATTAAGCAAACAGCTGAGGGTTGGGACACTGTAAAAGATGATGGGACTGTTTTGGGGAAACATAAAACTAAGTCGCAGGCTATAAAGCAGATGGTTGCTGTTTCGATTGCAGAGAAAATTGCGCCTGGTGGTGAGTTGAAGCGTGCTGTTCCTGCCGGTGATTATCAGCCTCCTGCTGGTGTTGCTGTTGCAGCTAAGAGGGCTATCAAGTGGATTGAGGAAGGTAAGGCTGGTTCGGGTTTTACTGCTGTTGGGCGTAGGCGTGCAAGTCAGCTTGCTTCTGGTGGGGCTGTGTCGGCTGATGTTGTGAATCGTATGATCAGTTATTTTGCTCGTCATGCTGTCGATAAGCAGGCGACTGGTTTCAATAGTGGTGAGGATGGTTTCCCTAGTGCGGGGCGTGTGGCGTGGGATGCGTGGGGTGGCGATGCTGGTGAGAGTTGGGTGAATGGTTTGAATGAGCGTTATCGTAATGAGTTAGATTTAAGTAAGAGCGAAACTATTGAAGTGGATGAGCGTAACATGGATGAATACATGCCTTTGACTAAGGAACAGTTGGTTGCTAAGGTGCAGGAGTTGCAGGGTGAAGTCCTAGAGTTGGTTGGGCATCTTGTTGAAACTGTTAGTGATTTAGGTGAGCTTGTTGAGGCGACTGTTGAACCTGTTACACCTGTTGAGGATGAGTTGCCTGTTGAGGTTAAGGTTGATGCTGTGCGTTTTGTTGAACCGGTGAAGGTTGCAGAGTTGCATGAGCGTGGTGAACGCGTTGAGCAGGGTATTGAGCGTAGAGAACTGCATGACCTTGAGTTGCGTGTTGAGGGTGATGGTATGACTTTGACTGGTTATGCTGCTGTTTTCAATAGTGCTAGTCAGCCTTTGCCGTTTATTGAGCGTATTGAACCTGGTGCGTTTAGGGACAGTCTAAAGTCGCGTAATGATGTCAAGTTGTTGTGGAATCACGACACAAACATTGTTTTGGGTTCAACTAGGGCAGGCACTTTGAGGCTTACTGAGGATGAGCGTGGTTTGCGTGTTGAGGCACAGCTCCCTCCGACTCAGGCAGGTAAGGATGCTGCGATCAGTATTCAGCGTGGCGATGTGACAGGTTTTTCGTTTGGTTTTCGTGTGCCTGTTGGTGGTGATGAGTGGCCTTCTGCTTCTGAGCGTGTTTTGAAGCGTGTAAATGTGCATGAGGTTAGTGTTGGTGTCGCGTTTCCAGCGTATCTAGGCACTGAGGGTAGTGCTACTGTTAGAAGCATGATTGAGTTACCTGAGTTGATTGCTAAGCTCGCTGAGTTGCGTGGTGTTAGTGCTGAGGAGTTGACTGAAGCGTTGTTGGCTTTGGAGGCTGGCCAGGAGTTGACTGAACGGCAGGGCGAGTTGTTGACTGAAACTTTGTCTAAGGTTTTGACTAAGGATGAGCAGGTCAATAATGCTTCTGCCTTACTTGATCTGAAAAAGAAGGAACTTGACTTGTTGATGAAGCGAGTCTAATATGGACTTGGTTGGGTTTTCTTTCGTTTCGCCTAACCAATAAAAAAATGAGCTAATTCTTTTCCCCTGCTACCGCCGAGCAGGGGTTTTTGTTTAGTGTATTTTGGCGTGTTATAGACTTTTATTGCAGTGTGCGTTTATCCCCTGCATGTTCAGCGTGTATCGCGACAAAAAATAATTTACTTCCCTTTATAGTCTTGAAAGGACTAAACCTATGAGCGAATTTATCGCAAGACAGGTCGAGGCGAAGCAGAAGGCTTGGCATGAAGCTAAAGCTCTATTGGAATCAAGTGCTGCTCGTAACAACGAGTGGACTGGTGAAGATGAGGCTAAGTTTGCTGAGTTGAATGCTGAGATTGACCGCAGAAATACTGCTATTGAGCTTGAGCAGCGTGAGGCTAAAGTTGTTGAGCAACTTCAGGCTTCAGCAATCAACTTCAAAGACGCATCAGTTAGCGACAACGAGGGTGACATCCTTCGTAAGATGGCTGCTGGTGAGATTCGTGGCTACGAGTTTCCGATGGAAAAGCGTATCACCGGTTCATCAACTGGCGCACCTGTGCCAACTTCGTTTTACAACGAGATTGTCAAGGTTGCTCGTCTAGTAAACCCTCTACTTGATTATGCAACTGTAATCAACACCACTTCAGGTGAAAACATTCAGGTTCCATCACAGTCAGGTTTCTCTACTGCTGCAATCGTAGGTCAAGGATCTACTGCTGCTGTATCTGAACCGACTTTCAACGCTCTAGTGACTCTGTCGTCATACAAAGCATATGCTTTGGCACAGCTGTCCAGAGAATTGATTTTGGACTCTGGCGTTGACATCATTGGATTCCTGGCAGAACAATTCGGTAACGCATTCGGTAACTTCATTGGCGACAAGGTTGTTAACGGAACCGGAACTGTCGAACCGACAGGTTTCTTAACAGCCGCTTCCACCGGAGTCAGCGGCTCAACTGGTGTTTCTGGTGCGTTCACTGCTGACAATGTTATTGACCTTGTTTACAGCCTTGATGGTGCGCTTCGTTCAAAGCCAACTTTCGCTCTGCTAGCAAACTCAACTTCGATTGCTGCTCTGCGTAAGCTCAAGGATGGTTCAGGCCGTTACTTGTTCGATGTTGGTGTTGGTCAGGACAAGCGTGACCTAGTGTTGGGTGTTCCAGTTATTGAAACTCCTGCTCTACCTTCACCTGCCGTCAACGCAAGATCACTTGCTGTTGGTGACCTCAAGTCGCTTTACATTCGTAACGCTGGTGGTTTGCAGGTTGACAGAAGCGATGACTGGGCTTTCAACGCAGATCTTTCGACCTGGCGTGCAACCTGGAGATTCGATTCTCGTCTAATCCAAACAAACAACATCAAGGTATTTCGTGGTGGTGCAAGCTAACTTTTAGTTAGTTTAGATTTGACCCCCAATTCGGCTGCGTAGGGCTGTTTTGGGGGTCTTTTCTATTAGTCTAGGTTTATGACTAAATCAGCTATTTCGTGGTATTCAAATTCTCTCAATCAGCCGACTGGTTATGGGACTCAAAGTAAGCAGGTTATTTCTAGGCTTGTGCGTGCAGGTCATAAGGTTGCGATGCTCAGTAATTATGGTGCTGAGGGTGTGAATGGTCAGATTGAAACTGGGTTTGGTAAGATTCCACATTATTCGCGTGGCATGAACCAGTATTCGACTGATGTTTTGCCTATGCATCATGCGCATTGGGCTAGTGAGAATGCGGGGTTGCCTGCTTTTATTGTGACGCTTTATGATGTTTGGGTTTTGGATAATCCTGCGTTGGATAGTTTGCCTATTGCTTCGTGGGTGCCTATTGATCATCAGCCTGCGCCTGAGCGTGTTTTATCTTGGTTGCGGAAACCTAATGTGACTCCTGTTGCTATGAGTTTGTTTGGTAAAAAGATGATTGAGCAGGCAGGTATTGAGTCTGAGTATGTTCCTCATGCGATTGAAACAAGTATTTTTAAACCTACTTTGAAGTTGTCTAATGGGCAGACAGGAGAGGAACTTCTCAACGCTAAAGATAAGTTTGTTGTTGGAATGAATTTCGCTAACAAGGCTGGAGGATTCATACATAGGAAAGCGGTGGCAGAGAATTTTTTGGCGTTTGGTTTGTTTGCGCAGAAGCATGACGATGTGATGCTTTACATTCATAGTGATCCGTTTGGTAAGCAGTCGGGGTTTGTGTTGACACAGATTTTGCAGGCTTGTGGTGTTCCTGCCGATAAGGTTTGCTTCGTCGACCCGATTATGTATCAGTATGGCATTAGTCAGGAGGATTTGGCTGCAACTTATTCTGCATGGGATGTGGGTTTGTTCACTAACTATGGTGAAGGGTTTGGTGTGCCACAGGTTGAGGCGCAGGCGTGTGGTGTGCCGATTATTACTTCTAATTTTGCTGCTTCCGCTGAGCTTGCTTCGGCAGATAGTTTTTTGGTGAGTGGGCAACCTTTTTGGGATGCAGGTCATGGCACTTGGTTCAATATTCCGTTTGTGCATGAGATTGCGCAGGCGTTAGAGTTGGCGTATGAGCGGGGTAAGGGTGAGTTTCCAGATACTATTGCTCATGCTCGCCAGTATGATGCGAATAAGGTTTTTGATGAAATGTGGAAGCCTCTAATCAAAAAGATGAGTGAACTTTGATTCCTGTTTTAGGGTTTTTGACTTATAGTCGTTTTGATTTGGCGCATCGACTGCTTGCAAGTATTGACTATCCTGTCGAGCATTTGGTTATTATCGATAATTCAGGTAAGAGAGAGTTTGCTCCAGTGAAACCTGATTTGGTGCAAAACATGTGGGTTATTCAAGTGCCTTATGGTTTGGGTTATGGGGGTGGGTTGAACCTTATAGTGAAGTCAACACCTTTCGCACCTTACTGGGTTTTAGTGAATGATGACAGTGTGTTTTCACCTGGTGCGTTAGCTAAGATCGCTGAGAAGGTTGATGTTGAGGCAATCAATTTTTTGAGTATCATGCCTAAATGGTCGGGGTTTGTTTTGGGTGAGGGTGCAGTGTTGAAGGCTGGTTTGTTTGATGAGCGTTTTCACCCTATCTATTTTGAGGATAACGATTATGAGCGTAGGTTGCAGGCTGCGGGTGTTCCAGCGAAGTTTATTCACGCCACTATGCAACATGACAACAGCTCGACACTAAATTCTGGGTTTCACAGTCAAAATGATAAAACTTTTAGGGCTAACCATTTGTTGTTTGAGCGTAAGGTCGCTGAGAATGATTTATCACAGGGTGACTGGTCGTTGGAGATTAGGCGGGTGAATGCGTGGGACATACTCTAATTGCATATCTTGAAAAGTATGCTAAAGGTGGTGATGCCTAATGCCTATCGTTTACACCGGTGGCACATTTTGATCTAGTGCATTCTGGCCATGTGAGGTTTTTGCAGGCTTGTCGCAAGATTGCTGGTGAGCATGGCAAGGTTGTTGTGTCGTTGAACACTGACGAGTTTATTTCAGCGTATAAAGGTAAATCGCCTGTAATGTCGTTTAGTGAGCGTAGAGAGGTTTTGTTGGGGTTGCGTAGCGTTGATCAGGTTATCGCTAATACTGGTGGGGCTGACAGTAAACCTGCGATTCTTGAGGTTATGCCTGATTTTGTTGTTATTGGTAGCGATTGGGCGAAAAAGGATTATTATGCTCAAATGCAGTTTACTCAAGGCTGGTTGGATAATCTTGAAATCACTTTGCTTTATGTGCCTTACACTGAGGGGATAAGCACTACTGATTTGAAAAAGCGTATTCTAGGTAATCAAGTAAAATTAGATTGATTCTAAGGAGTTTATTTTGGCTATTGTAAATGGCTATTGCACTTTAGCTGATGTTAAGGCTTCCCTGCGTATAACTGACACGATTGACGATCTGTTGATTGAAAACAGTATCGAGGCTGCTTCTCGCATGATTGACCAATACTGTAACCGCAATTTTTATTCAGGTTCAGCGGGTGAGGTTCGTTACTATAAGGCTAATGATGGTTTTACTTGTTGGATTGATGATTGTCAGTCGATTACTACTTTGAAAACGAGTGCTGTTGATCCTATTGTTTTTGATACGACATGGCAGGTGAGCGACTATCAGCCTTTACCTCGTAATAGGGTCGCTAATGGTGGCTATTATCCGATTACAGGTATTTTGGCTTCAGGTGACTATTTGTTTCCTACTTGGGGTGATAGTGCGTTGGTTGAGGTTACAGGCACATTTGGTTGGCCTAGTGTTCCGAGTCAAATAGAGTTTGCTGCAATCATCCAGGCTTCGAGATTGTTTAAGCGTTTAGAGTCGCCTTTGGGTGTTGCTGGTGTTAGTGACATTGGGATTATGCGTGTTGGGGCTAACATGGATGGCGATGTGGCGCAGCTTTGTAATCCTTACCGGTTGTTGCGAACAGGGGCATAATGGCGATTAGTGATCTTCGTCAAGGGTTGGCAGATAATCTGGAAACTATTAAGGGTTTGCGTGTTTACGCTGTTTTACCTGATGTTGTGAACCCTCCTAGTGCCATGATTACTTTGGATCGTATTACCTATAACAGGCAGATGAAGCAGGCTATGAGCGAATACGCGTTTAAGGTTACTGTCGTGTTGGGGCGTGTGAGTGAGCGGGTTGCTCAACAGAATTTAGATTTGCTGGTTGCTCCGTCAGGGGACTCAGTGAAGCAGGCTATCGAGTCGGATAAAACTTTGGGGGGCTACGCGTTTGATGTGTTTGTTCCAGAGTTGTCGGCTTATGGTGCTGTTAGTATCAATGGAATAGACTATTTGAGTGCCGAGTTTTCGGTTCAAGTATTCGCAAGTTAAAGGAATATAAATGGCAATTTTTGTTGCAACAGATTTTAGTGTGAGCATCAACGGCTCTACTGCTTTAGCTTCCTATTTGACTCAGGTTGAATTGAAGGCATCGGCTACCGACATTACTACTACCGCGTTTGGTTCATCGTGGGTTACGCGTGTTGCAGGTTTGAAGGAAGGGTCATTGACTCTTACTTTCAATCAGGATTATGCTGCATCGACTGTTGATGCGACTTTGTGGCCTCTACTAGGTTCGCAGGCGACTGTGGTTATCAAACCAACCTCATCAGCGGTAGGCACTTCAAACCCTGCCTATACTGCTGTTTGTGTTGTCACTGATCTAACCCCTGTGAGTGGCACTGTCGGTGATTTAGCAACATTCTCAGTGACCTGGCCTACAACGGGTCAATTGTCGAGGGCAACAGCTTAGTATGAACAAAATTATCCTACGCATAACCCTTACCAGCGGTGAGGTTGTTGAAATTGAAACTAAAGCTAGCGACATCATCAACTGGGAAAGTTATTTCGATATTGCCATCGACAAGTTAGAGAAGTTTACTCACTTACTGTATTTGGCTTGGGTTGCTGTAAAGCGTTCAGGTAAAACGACAGCTGAGTTTGAGGTTTGGGCTGATCTAGTGAAAACTGTTGAGGTTGACGACCCAAAAGCCTGAAGCCACTAGGTGTTGATTCGCATCATTGGTTGATTGCTAACCTTAGTGTAGCGACTGGTATTGCGCCTAGCGTTTTGTTGCAGGAAAGTGATCGCATGTTGAACACTATGTTATTTGCGTTGAGATTTCAGCGGGGTGGCAGTGAGTAAAGAGGTTGTTTTTGATGTTAGGCGTATCACTAGGGAACTAAATAATCTTGAACCTGGTCTAAAGAAGCAGATGGTTCGTGAATTTAAAACTATTGCTCGACCTATGGCAAACGATATTGCTGCTGAGATTCGCAGTATCACGCCTTTATCTGGTATGACTCAGGGTGATGGGCGTTTAAATTGGCAGCGTGGCCGATACAAAAATACTCTTATGCGTAGCGATAACACGCTTATTAGGTATAGGCAAAACAGGTCGTTGCGTTCAAAGGTTACAAGCCTTGTATCTATTTGGGTGCGTTCACCTATGCCTGCAATTATTGGTGTTGCCGGTAAAGGTTCAGGTTCACCGCGTAGGACTGAAACTTTGGAATACGACTGGAAGGGTGGCAAGCGTAGGCATAGGATCAATGGTCAGGGTTCAGTTTTGATTGCTCAAACTCGTAGTCGTGGTTGGTTCAACTATTTCTATAAGTCAGCTGAATCTAAAATGCCTGATACGGAGCGGCAAGTAAAATTGATTTGGGAAAAGTATTCCTCTCTAGTTTCTCGAAGGCTCTAAATGGCTCTTATTGCAAGTATTCTCTCTAAGTTTGACGACTCAGGTATTAAGAAGGCTAAGAAGTCGTTTGGCGGGTTGAAGGCTACGCTTGGGGCTATTGGTGTTGGTTTTGGTTTGAAGGCCATTACTGATGGTCTAATGGATGCGGCTAAGGCTGCGTCTGCGGATCAGAAGTCTATGCAGTTGTTGAATAATCAGTTGAAGCGTAACGCTAATGCTACTGATGCTCAAATAAAAGCTAACGACAAGTTTATTGACACGCTATCTAATCAGGTTGGTATTGTCGATGATGAACTCAGGCCTGCAATGGGTAAACTTGTTCGCGCTACCGGTGACACAAAAAAATCGCAAGAATTATTGCGTTTAGCTTTAGATGCTTCTAGTGCTTCAGGTAAACCACTAAATACTGTTACTGATGCTTTGTCTAAAGCGTTTGTAGGGAATAAAACACAACTTATACGCTTGTTCCCTGCGCTAAAAGAATCGAAAGATTTGTTTGGTGATTTACAGAAGCAGGTTGGTGGAACGGCTGCGCAACAGGCTGACCCATTCAGTAAATTTAATGTCGCTATGGATAACCTGAAAGAAAAACTAGGTGCAGTTATTCTGCCTTATCTAGTGCAGTTTATTGATACGATGATGAAACCTGGTGGGGCGATAGATCAGGTAGGCAAGTTTCTTGATGATGTTTCTAACCCGAAAACTGATGCAGGTAAAACTTTTCTTGAAATCAAGGGTGCAGTTGATTCCACTATTCAAGGCGTAAAGGATTTCTTTGCTTTGTTTGGTGGGGGCGATGCTATGGAGGGTTTTAAGAATGTTGCCTCAACTCTAGTTTCAGCTTTGCCTGCTCTGCTTGCGTTGAAAGGTATTCTTGTTTTGGCTAAGGCTGGAACTTCTATCGCTAATCTTGCGAAGGCTGTTGGTTTGATTCAGGCAGGTAATGCTGTTGGTGGCGGTGGAAATACTGTTGTGGGTGGTGCTGGTAAAGGTGGTGCTATGAAGAAACTTATTGGTTTGCCTGTTATTGGAACTGCTGCCGCTGTTTTGTCTATTCCTGGAAGCACTTCACAATCAAGTATGACCCCTGCTGAAATAGCTGCGGATTATCAACGCAGAAAAAGCGCACCTGCGCCTAAGCGTGCCCCTAATTTCTTTGATCAGTTTAAGACTGGGCAACCTGTAACGAATAACATTACAATCAATGTTCCTAACGCTGACCCTAAACAAGTTGTAAATGAAGTCAAGCGTTTTGGTAAGCAAAATGGTGGTTTGAATTCGGTTCTTGGGAATTACTGATGCCTGTTCCTAGTTATGTTATTGAGATTAGTTTTGGTTCATCAGGTTATGTTGATGTTTCTCAATATGTTCAATCAATTACGATTGACAGAGGTATTAGCAGGGTTTTAGAGGATTATTCGGCAGGGTCAATCAGCATAACCTTTGTCAACAACAGTCGCGTATTTGACCCGCTAAACACCTCATCCCCGCTTTACTCAACTTTGTATGGTTATACGCTTGTGCAACCTGGTGGCAGGGTTCGTGTCAAAGCAAACAACATTGTTAGGTTTACTGGGTTCATTCAGGATTGGTCATTCACCTATGATCAGGCTGGTTTAGATGGTAAAGCTACTTTGACTGCGTTGGATGAGATGTATCGCGTGGGTAACGCTGTTTTTACTGGCGGTTATGCGTGGCAGGTTGAGTCAACTACCGACCGAATGCGCACTGTTTTGAACTATAACGGTTTTGGTGCAGCTGAATATAGTGAAATCAAGACTGGGCATACTTTGTTGGGTGCTGACCAATGGCAGGCAGGCGACTCAGTGTTGAGTTATCTACAACAAGTCGCAAGATCTGAACCAGGTGATTTTTATAGTAATGCTTCAGCGGTAATGGTGTTCAAGGATCGTAGTTTCACAAACTATAACTGGACTAACAGTATGCGATATAACTTTGTTGCTTACCCGCAGAGTTTGGCAGGCACAACTGCACCAGATACTACGATAAAGGATGATGGGGAAGGCACTTATCAGTGGGTTGTTTTAGGTTCTAGGGCTACCGCTACTGCAAGCCAGTTTGGTGGGACTGTTTTTGCTGGTGGAACTGTTGCTGGTGTTATACCTTCTGAGGATTTTATTGGTTTTTCTTACACTAATCTGAATCCTGCCCGCTATGCGAACACTGGTAATAGTTATGTGTTTAGTGGTTATTTGCGTGGCAATTCAGGCACTTATGATGGTTCGATACAGTTGCTTGATTCTGCTGGTGGTTTGATTGCGTCATCAGCTATTTCTACTGCTTCAGCGGGTTCAGCAGCGTGGACTCGTATTGGTGGGGTGCTAACTAATTCAAGCACTTCTATTGTTGCTGGTGTAGGTTTCTCGTTTGGTATTACTCAGGCAACCGCAACTACTGGAACAACTATGCGTGGTGAAGGTTTCCTTGTTGAACCTGGAACAGCGTTTACTAACTATTTTGATGGCGGGTATTCGCCTTCAGTGTCCTCTGCTGGCACTGTGTATGAGGTGGCGTGGGCTGGCGATCCATACGCTTCAATGTCAGGGTTATTGACTTCAACTGCCGCTACTGCTTCTGCACCGGCTATCTTGTCGTTTGCTGATGTGAACAGTCAGGCCACTGTTGGCGGAACTGGTATTCCTTTCGTTGAATTAGGTATCGCTTATGGTAGTGAAAATCTTTACAATAAGGTTCAGGTTGTTGGTGTGAATGCTAGTGCGATCGCTACTGATACGACTGGGCAGAGTCGTTATGGGTTGAAAACATATAGTCAAACAGATAATTTGACTACTTCTCTAACTAAGCCGACTGAGATTGCTAATAGTTTGTTAGCTGAATGGCGTTTACCTGAATATAGGGCTGAAAACATTGTTTTATCTTTAGAGTCGTTGACTACTGCTCAACAAAATCTTGTTTTAGCTGTCGAGTTGCGTGATGTTGTGCGAGTGTGTTTCAAGCCGTCTAATACTGGTGATGTGGTTGACAAGTATTATCAGGTTTTAGGTATTACTGGTAATACTGATGTTGAGCGTGATCAGTTGACTTTCAGTTTAGGTAGTTTAGATAATTTGCCTATCCGGTTGGATTCAACTTTGTTGGCGATACTGAACACTGATACTTTGGGTTGATAAACTAGGGTTTTAGGAGTCGAAAATTTATGCCTACACACAAAACTTGGTCTATTGGCGAGGTACTTACCGCTAGTGATCTAAACACTGCTTTTAGTCCTGTCCCTTTGTATTCTGCTGCTTGTTCAGCTCAATACACAGCAGGGGCTATTGCTGCTGATGGAACTGCCAGTGTCGCTATCGCGTTTCCTGTTTCAAGGTTCACTGTTGCACCGATAGTCACTGTTTCTACCAGTGATGCTCGTCTAACAGCATTTGTTTCAGCTGTAAGTGCAGGCACAGTTACAGTGGGGTTGCGTAACAATGGTGTTGGTAACTCTGGGGGCACTGTCACTATTCATGTTTGGGCTACACAATTCACTTCTGGAACAGCGGCAGGATAAAAATGCTAACTTGTCTAACTATTGATTGCAGTCAAAAAGGTGTAAAGCACACTGAACATCCTGAGGGCATACCGGTTTCATGTGGGGTTTGTGGGCAGGAGTTGAGTGCAGATGAGTGAACCAAACTCGAAGCCTACTAATCAAACTTTGTTGTTGCAGATTGTTCGCGACATCGAGATTTTGAAAGCTAATTCGATACAGATTTTGCAGGCTTCACAAGATCACGAGACAAGGATTAGGGAACTTGAGGCTAGTAAGAATAAGGCTGCATGGATTCCACCTTTGATTACAGCTGTTGTGACAAGTGTTTTGGTTTATTTGATTAGTAGAGGTTTAGCATGATAAATCCAGGTTCATACAACATTACTGTTTGGCAGGGCGCAGATTACGATAAAACTTTCACTGTCACACAGGGTGGCACAGCCTTGAATTGGACTGGTTATACAGCGAGAATGCAGGTGAGGAATTCTAGTGATGCGACTGCAACATTATTGAGTTTAGCCACTGGAGGTTCAGGGATAACTTTGGGTGGCACTGCCGGCACTATTGCTGTCGCTATAACTAATACTCAATCGGCCGCTATTGCTGCTGGTGCATACGCATACGATTTAGAGTTAGTGTCGTCAGGTAATCAAGTGACGAGGTTGTTGCAGGGCGCGTTTATTGTTAGCGGGAATGTTACTAGATGAGTGATGTTATTGTTTCAACGACTGAATCAACAACTGATGTAACGACAACGAATGATGTTACGACAGTTGCGATAACTGATACGACTGTTGAAGTTGCTCAAGCTACCGCAGGTTTGCAAGGTGCGCCAGGTGCAAACAGTGACCCGATCTATATTTTTGTTCGTAACGCGACAGGTGCGCAACTGAATAAAGGCACTATCGTTTATGTTTCAGGTGCTAATGGCACGCATGTTCAAGTCACACCTGCTTCAGCTTCTAGTGACGCAACCAGTGCGAGGACAGTTGGTTGGTTAGCTGACGATATTGGTAATAATGCTTCCGGTTTATGTCAAATTGAAGGTTATTTGGAGGGTGTCAATACTCAGGCGTTTGATGAGGGTGAACAACTTTATTTATCTACAACAGCGGGAGGGTTCACGAATGTTAAACCTCAAGCACCTACACATTTAGTTTATGTTGGTGTTGTCGCTAAAAAGAGTGCCGGTAATGGCAAAGTTTTTATCAAAGTGCAGAATGGGTATGAACTTGATGAACTGCATAATGTCAAGATAACTAGCCCTGCAACTGATGATTTGTTGCGGTATGTGTCAGGGACTGCGCTTTGGGTGAATACCCCTGCGACAGCTATAACTGCGGGTAGTGCGCTAACATCGGGGACAGCGTTTTTTGCTTCTAGTGCCTATACAGCTCTAATTGCAGGAACAGCCGTTTTTGCTAATACTGCTGGAACATCAACTTATGCTTTGTCTGCTGGAACTGCTACCGCTTTGACTGGT